GCTGCAATTTTATTTAACAAAAGCATTTTCACAACTAATACGTTGAAAAATGGTGACGGATTGAAAATAGAATATATCGATCAAAACGATGCAGATTTCTTTGATACAAATTGGTTCACTGCTTTTGAAACACTAGAAGCTTTTGATACTCAAATAATTGTTCCTCTTCCTAGTCAAACAAAGTCAAATATTTTTCAAGCTTCAGTCGCTCATTGTGAAACAATGTCTACAATAGCTAACAGAAAGGAAAGACTTACTGTAATTGGTGCAATATCAGGAGTTAACGATAAGGCGTTATTAGGTACAGAGCTGGTTGCAGTTGAAGACATAGGTGTCTTAGAAGGAATTCAAGGTGATGATCCTGAAGAAGTATTAGATGGAAACATTGAAGATTTACAAAACTTTAAACTCTCAGACAATTATACTTCAAATAGAAGCATATATATGTTCCCTGACCAAATCGTAAGAAATATAAGTGGTACTAACACTTTGATTGACGGATTCTATATGGCAGCAGCGGCTGGTGGTAGATTGGCTGGAACACAAAATGTAGCAGTACCGCTAACAAATAAAACTCTTTCTGGATTTAATATTCTTAGAGATAGAGTTTATAGTCAAGTCACTTTAAATCAACTAGGAAACGTTGGAGCTACAGTTGTCGTTCCTGTTGCTGGAGGAGGAAGAGTTCTTGCAGGTAGAACCACTTCAAATTCAGGATTTATTGAAGACGAAGAAATATCAGTAATGTTTATTAGAGATCAGGTTAAGTCTCTTATGAGAAGTAGTTTGCAAGGCTATATAGGATCAGTTCAAGACTCTTCAACAAATGTAGTTATTCAAGCTAGAATTATAACATTGCTTAACAGTTTAATTAATCAAGGTTTAATCGAAAGCTTTAGAGATGTTTCAGTATCAAGAGACAAGGTTGACCCAAGACAAATCAATGTATTCTTTAGATTTGTACCAACCTTCCCAATAAACTATGTCTTCATTGATATAGAGTTGGGAATAAGCTAAAAATTTTTAAGGAGAAAAAATGCCAGTAAATACAAATTCTAATTTAGATAGTAAGACAAGAACAGGTTTAAGTACTCAGATATTAATTTTGATAGATAACGAGCCTGTTGGGGCAGTCCAACAGTTTTCTATAAATCAAAACAGACCACTAAAAGCAATTCAAGAAGTTGGTACAGATGGAATAATTGAAATAGTACCTAACGGTGCAGCAACTTTTTCAATTACTTGTAATAGAATTGTATTTGATGGACTATCTTTACCAGAAGCTATGTCTAGAAGTTGGGTTCACATCCAAGCACAAAGAATTCCATTTAATATAGTTGCTATAGATAGATTTGGAAGTGATCAGGATGCAGAACAAGTTGTAACTACTTTTCATAACTGTTGGTTTAAATCTATTGCAAAATCTTATAATTCAGATAACTATGTTATTACAGAAAACGCCACACTAGACTGTGAATTCGTTTCAAGTATGAGAAATGGCCAGCCAGTTGCCGAATCACAAGGCGTTGGAGGCGGTAGAACAATTTCCACAAGACAAACTGATCCTGTTGAGCAGGCAGCTGATGTTGGAAATAGAAGAGGAGCTATGGACTTCCCTGGAATCATTCAAGCCGCATACTAACAGAGAGTTTTCAACTCCAAATAAACTATGGCGTATTTATTACGCCATTTTTTTTTATTATGAGTATAATATATTATAAATAATGGAGATTTTTATGAAAACAAAAGATTTAAAAGAAAGTGGCGGAAACATTTTCAAGGCACAATCCAACTCTAGCATCTTAAATAAAATTATCTTTTGCGGAAAAAATACAAAAGATATTAAGGTTCAGGACTTAACTTTTACAGTTAAGACTCTTTCTGAAAAAGAAAACAGAAAGATAGTGGATATACTGCTTAAATCACCAGAAGAAGAGAGAATGACGTTCGTAAGAGCTGCTACGTTGGCTCTCGCTGTAGATAAGATTAACGAAACTCCTTTTGACGAGATAATACAAGACAAACTGGGAGAAGGTACAGATTTAAATAAAGAAGAGTTATTTAAAGAAAAAGCAGAGGTTATTTTGACATTGCAAAATAATGTTGTTTCAAAAATATTTGAAGGGTATGAGAGTTTGTTGTCTGAAACAAGAGAGTCATTAAACGCTGATAGTGAACTAAAAAACTCATAACGGAGCCTTTAAGCAGGCTCCGTTGGAAGATTTGTAAAACATTTAAAATACCTGTTGATGACTCATTTTTTGAAAACACAAACGACATGCAGATTCTGTGGTATGCAAAAAATATATTTCAAGATGAAGAAGATGAGTTTGAGGTAAGTTTAGATTTATTGGAGTATCTAGCATCTTTTATTAATTCAGAAGGCGTTAAAAAAGCAAGACAAGCTAGAAATGCAGATGTTGTATCTTCAGATCTTGATCTAGAAGAGGTTGTTAAGCAAGGTGGAAATATATTTGGTAATCTAGATGATATAAAAGAAATAACCAAATCACTAGGTAAAGATACTAATAAAAAAATGAAAAGTAGTAATCCACTAGACATACAAAGCCCTATTCATAATATTATTCGAGATTAAAAATGGCAACAACGTCAGAGTCAATTAACAACCTTTCAAAAAACATACAAGAAGCTAAGAAACAAGTTAATGCTTTTGAGGCTGCACTTAATGCAAGTGGCAATACCGTAAAGGCTATTAGCACAAGCATAGGTGCAGCGTCTAGTGTGTTTAATAGGTCTTTTGCATATATGGCAGAAGGAGCCTTGGGAGTTACAGAACCCATTGTGGCTCTACAAAAGGCTTCAAGTACTATGGCTGAAGACTTTGAAACTTTAAGTGGCGTTATGGCTGCGTTTGACAAATCAGGGTCAGGGTTGGGTTCTGCTATTGCTGGACTTGGGAAAGGCATTGGAGCGACTCTAACTAAAGCCAGTGACATTGTACAGTCATTTCAAAAGTCAACTATTCAGGCTGATCAGTTTTCAGGAGCTATAAGAGACTTGGAAAATCAATTTGGACACTTGGGTACTGGAATGGGGATGTCCTTTGAGAGTACTAGAAAGTTTACAGAAGAGTTTGCCAAGGTTATGTCCTTTACAAGACCTGACTTCTTTATACTTCCTGAAGAATTAAGAGAAACTACTGCACTTTTGGCAAATCAAGGCGTTGCCTTTGATGAATTGACAAAAAGAATTGACACTACCGCAGGTTCTATGTTTAGAATGGAAGCGGTTGTTATGGCTGCCAGAGCATCTGGAGAGACAATGAATGCAACCACCAAGACTATTGGTGACTCTATGATGAATTTGGGCATGTCATTTGATTCTGCGATATCTCAATATGGAATGATAAGAAAAGCTTCAAAAGAAACAGGCTTGCAGTTTGAAGATATAAAAAGATCTCTAGAAGGAGCAGTCAGAAGCTTTGAGAAATTGGGAGTAGGCATGTCCTTTGCTCAACCTATATTTTCATCTTTTGTGTCATCTTTAGAGAGGGTTGGACTAGGAATAAAGCAAGCTACTGGGTTAACGCAAACTTTTGTAACATCTTTACTTAATTTAACTGAAAGCGCAGAAAAAGCTTTCTTACTGCAATCAATGGGTGGCACAGATTTTGGCGGTGGAGGTGGAATATTTGGAGCCCAAATAGGGATGCAGGCTCAAATGCTAGACTCTACTGATGACCCCGCAGCTCAAGCTAACTTGGCTATGGATATGGCAGACTCCTTGAAGACAACTCTTGAGCAGTTTACAGGTGGCAGCATAGTCACTTTGCAAGAAGCAGCTGATAGTCCTGAATTGCAATCAACATTCAAGGTTCAGCAAGAATTACTCGGACAATTTGGAATATCAGGCGGAAAAGATCAAGCTAGGGTCTTAGAACTTTTACAAGGTTTGCAAGCGGGAACTGTCACTCAAGAAGAGGTCTCAAGCCAACTTGGAGATTTAATCTCTCAAGAAAAAGACCTGCAAAATGAAACTCTTGCAGAAGCAGAAAAGACAGCTAGAAATACAGCCTTGTTGCTTGCTCAGGCTAGTCTTGGTAATCAAGTTGCAATTGAGCAGGCAAGATACACTAGAGCTTTGGCTTCGGCTCAAGGTGTCACGGTGAGAAGTAAATTAGATGTAGCATCTAAGAATTTAAAAGTAATAACTGACGCAGGAAAAGATACTGTGGCAGCAAGTATAGGCGATGCGGCAAAAGGAATAAAAGATATGAGTGCAGGACTGTCTAAAACTATGGTTGGCATGACCCCTACAGGTGGCGACTCTACATCTGAGAACGAAAGAAGTAAGACTGGGCAAATGACTGACACAAGAGATCCTCAGCCTTATGTAGTAGAAGTTAGGTTTACAGGTAAGGCAGACCAATGGCTTGAGACGAACGAAGCAGTAACAAGTGTAAGTCAAACGTACGGTCAAGGAAAGTCATAATGCCAATAAAAAGAGAAACAATTATTTTTGGATTACCATTAAACTCTGGGGGTGCTCAATCTTTAGGGTCTTATGATGATGTTGAAATATCAAACTCCGAAAATAAAGCTTATGTAAGAATGTATATAAATCCTTCTTCTTTTAATATATCAGAAAAGAAGCTTATTCAAAAGCAGCTAACAAAAGGCGGATATGTTGTTCAGTACTGGGGAGAAGAACTACCTTCTATTTCAATTCAAGGAGAGACTGGCTCTTCTGGTATTGAAGGTGTAAATATAATAAGATCAATATATAGGCACGAACAAATACAATTTAAAAAAATATTACAACAAAGATTTGAATCTGTTAAAGATCAATCTAATAATGCGTTCTTGACAGACTCTAGCGATGTAAACAAAGATTACAAAGGTATTGCTGGTGGACTACTGACAGGAGTTGCAGATTTTTTTACAGGTGGTGTGTTTTCTACATTAACAAATGGTTTAGAAACTCTAACAGATGTTATAAATGGAGACTTCACTTTACCAGCAAGAAAAGAATATTCTAATTTCAAAACAACGGCTTCTTTAGCATCTTTGGCGACATCTGTTGAAATATATTTTCAAGGAGAGGTTTTCAGAGGGTACTTTACAAATTTGACCGTAAATGAGGGAGCTAATACCCCAGGTTTATTTAATTATAGTATGACTTTTGAAGTTTTAAACAGATCAGGAATAAGAAAGAATTTTATGCCTTGGCATAGATCTCCTGTAAACAAATCAACAGGAGAGTCCAAAATGGCATCTACTCCTATTGAAGGGCCTAGATCTGATGAGTTAAGCGTTTCATACGCAGAACAGGATAGTGGATTTGAGACTTTAGTCCCTGAAAAAGGGGTTTTCGATATAGTCTCCCCAGGCAATCTTGGTAGTTATGTTAAGAGTAATTTTACAGAAAGTAATTCTGATAACGAACAGGGGACATTGCCATTAAAGCCAGCAAACAGAAGAGGTAGGTAATGGCAAATTACAAAGGATTTTTAGAAAGATCTTCAGCAATAAGCAGAAAGGTTTTAGGCAAGTTGGAGACTAACAAGCCGTTCTTCATTGGGACTGGACCAAACACAGAGAGTCTTTTGGAGTCTGGAGCTGCAGTCACCTTGGACAAGGGGATGTTTGATTCGGATGTTCCTAAGTTAAGAAGAGATGTAAATCTAACTCCCAATGCAGTTATTTTGGTAAAGAAAAAAGCGTTTTCTACTTTATCAGTTTCTAATGATTTAAGATGGATGGATAAAAGTGAAAAGTTTTTATTAAGAGCAACAAAAGCTTTATTTGCATATAAAGTACAACAGTTAAGAGCTTATGAGTCATTATCTAAATTTGAAAACTTTTATGAACAATATCAAGTGGACTCTTTAGATTTATTGTACTCTGCTTTAACAGAGCTTAACAAGCTATCTTTCGATAGACTTGCTTTATATGAGCAACCAAACAGAACAAGAGTGGTAAATTCAACAAAAGATGTTATATTACCTCAAGGTAGTAGAGGCATTAACGTAGAGACTAGAGTTAACGAATATGATTTAAATTTTAAAAGATTTTTAAGTTTAATAGGTGAAGCAAAGAATGCTCAAAATGTAGATGGTGTTAGAACTGATTTAGTAGAGCTTTTAAAAAGAAATGCTTTTTCAATTGAAAACAAACTAACCACTTGGATTGTAGACCCAAATGACATAAGCAATTACGCCACAGGTCCTGGCACAGGAGTCATTGAGTTGGGTATGTTTACTGGATTTAACTCTTCTATAGGTCTAGACTCTAATCCAAAGTCAGGGTCATTCAGCGTATATGACCCATATAATATCGGAACTATTTTAGAAGACGATATAGAGTTTGCAATAGAAGAAGCTTTTTATGGAACATTTAATTTATTTAAAGGATTGATTGACGGATCTTCTAAACTTAAAAATGAATTCGGACAATACGCACCCATAAATTCTTCTGAGTTGGCATCTATTGCCGCACAAGCAGTAGGGCTTGGAGGGCTTGATAAAAGCTTTGATATAGACTTTGTTAGAGAAAGACTTAGAACTTTCTATCTAGGAAAGCCTATGGTAAATCCTGCAGACGGAATAAACATTTTTGTTAGCTCATCTAAAAATACCAATGAATATAGTGATGAGTCTGCAACTTCTGCTATAATTGAAGGAGAGAATGAGATCTCAGAAATAGTTTTGGAAGCAGAAAGAAAACTTTATACCTCAGGAAAAATTTCTTTAAAAGATTTTAAAAACATAAGATCACTTCAGGACTCTTCTTTTAACATGATACACGTCTTTGGTGGCTATGTAAAAAATGTAAACACCGACTATAATCAAGGAGCTTATACTTTGAAAGTTTCTTGCTCTGACAACATGGGATGGCTTTCTTGGTCTAGATACGCTCAGGTGCCAGCATTGCAAGATTATTTGGGGCCTCTTGAGGATCCTCTGACCCCCTTTGTTTTTAAGTCGGACGAACTTGGAAATATAATATATCCTGAGGGGTATGAGTTGTTAGAAGAAAATAAAATTTTATTAAAAAATGGATTACTTTCTTATAACTCTGGCTTGTTTAGAGGGCAGGGAGCATCTGAATCAAATATTTTTCAAGGAGAATTTAATGACTTTGGCTCATTAAAAGGACAAAAAGTTTTACAACATCCAGATGGTTTTATTTACAGATGGAAAAACGGCATACTTTCTGTGGTTGCAGACATACAAACTGCTGATCCAACAGGAAACGCCCAAAGGCAAACAAAAGTTTTTGCAAGAAAATATGGCATCTCAGCAGTTGGAGATATACTTACAAATTTAGACGTTGCAAATATTTTAAGTATTCTTATAACTGGTCAGCCATATAATACTGATACTTTTTTGCAAAGAGCGTTTGAAGCACATAACCTTTCAGGAACAAACTCTGCATTAAATCCTTATGACCCTTTGACTACTGTAATACAGTCTCTGAAGAAACAAAACTTTTATTATGGTAACTTTAAGCCTTATAGAACTATAACTCTAAATAGCAGGACAGTTCAGAAACAAATACAAGATCAGCTTTTAAAAAGAAGTTTGAATAATAACGTTCAAGCACTACAAAGAAGAAAATTTACTATTTTGGAGCAGATAAGAAAGATTGACTCTAGAAGTAACAATCCAGTTCTAAATGCATCTAATAATGTGTTAAAAGGAACCTTAGAGCAAGAAATAATAAATATTGAAAGAGCTATCTCTGAACAAGTAACTGAAGCTAAAAACTCAGGTGTTTTATCTTCAGAAGATGCTTTGAAATTAAATGTAAACTTTTTTGACAGAAATAAAGGGCTGGAGTTAGATGAAGATCCAGTTAGAAATGAAGATGTAACCAGAGCAATGATGAAGGTAGGTCAAATAAGAAGAATTGAAGATGTAAGATTAAATAGAGATAGAAATTTATTTGTTGTATCTGATGAATATGATTACAATACTGACTTAAGACCTTTTCTTCTTAAGATAAAAAACTCTAGATTTAATCTGTTTGCATCTCAATATACGGATACTTTTTCTTCTTGCAATGCAGCAAACAAACAGATAAACTTTGAATTCTTTTGCAATTCTCAAGGACATATAGAATTTAGACCTCCAGGCTGGAATAAAACACCTCTATCTGTATTGTTAGACATGTTAGCAAATCAAAGCAAAACAGGAAGAAAAGTAGTTCCCAAATTTCTTACAACTATTTTTCAAAATAGAATTAATGCAATTCAACAAGAAATACAAACATTGAATATAAGCATAGTTCTCTCCTCGTTATTATTGGGTCGTTTCCCTGATAAAAACTTAATTCCTGGGCTGACTACGGCAGGAGTTTCTTCTCTTAACTTTTTTGGAGTAAAAACAAGATCTAAAGGCAGAAATCAAGATGATGCAGCTAGGTTAGGCTTGATAGGTGCAAGTCTGCCAAATTCACAAAGATTTGGAAAGACAGCTAAGTTTGATTTGGATGTAGATGTTACTTTAGGAGAAGGAGGGAAAACTATAGTTGGAGATACGGAAACTTTACTTGGAGATTTTGATGTTGTGTTTCAGGAAAAGCTGGGATTATTAAATAAAGTTCTAAAAACAGTTGCTGACCCAACCAATGTACCTGCTCAAAAATATGCAACATCTACAAATTTAAACTCTATAAGAAATGAATTTTTCGACAAAACAGGTATAGATGCCGCAACAAGACTTGGCGTTAAAGACAGAGAGTTTAATGATTCCGACTTTTTATTTAACTCAACAAACACTCAAAACCCATCAGAGTATGAAAATACAGGAGAGCTATATAAGAAGTTATTGTCAAATGATGGATTATTAAATAAGATTACTCAATTTGTTTCAGAACGAGATAGGTTGGTAACTATACTTCAAAGAAACAAAGAGAAAGAAGAGGAGTTAGAAGAAGTAGAGATGATATTAGGAGGAAACAGAGAGCCTGAAACTAATGAGGTTTTGACTTATAATGATTCCGCTAATAATTTTCTAGATAACTTTCAACAAACCCTTCAAAATGCATCAGACGGAATTGGAAGGCGAGTTGAATATTTAAATTATCTAAATCAAACCGCATATAAAGGGTCAGTTTATGACCACCTAATAGAAGATGACACTTCTAATATACTAGGTTTTGGGTCTGGAAAAAGATTTATAATAGAAGATGAAGTTATAATATCAGCAAGTTACAATGAAGTTCCACCTAAGTTTACTAGAGTAAACATAAAAGGAGATGCACCTATGGATCTTGGTCAAAAATTTGCATCTTTTTCTGATGGTCTTTATTTCTTTGCAGGCGCTACTGACTTTGATTTATGGAGACAATATGGTTATGTTTCTACAGAAATGTCTGTTCCATTTTTGTCTGATTCTGAATTACAATGTAAACCATACGCTATTTTTCAATTGCAGATGGCTAGAGCAAATATCAATCAAGCCAACCTTACGGTTGTAGGTAATGAATTTTACCAGCCTGGTGACGTTGTTTTCGTAAGATCTAAAAACTTATTATATTATGTGGTCTCAGTCTCTCATAGTTTTAGCTTTGGAAGTTCTTTTACTTCAACATTAACTTTGAATTACGGGCATCCACCTGGAGAATACCTGCCCAGTCCGCTTGATATAATAGGCCAACAACTTTCTACAGACCCGCTAAAAGATAAAATATTAAATTACAGAAGTGACAGAGGTGATGATGAGTATAGACCTTTGCAGCCTCATGCTTCTATATTGCTACCAAGAAAGTCAGGTGGAGGAGTAAATACCAACAAAGATGATATTCTTACCTTCAAAGACAATCAGGCTAGATTTAATACGATGATGATCGACTTGTCTACAGGGCTTGTTTCTGGGTCCAAATATCTTTTATTGAGAGCTTTTGTAAACTCTGAACCCGAATCAGGTGATGCGGCAATTTCTTTGGCTGAAGAGATTTTGTTTTCTGTTCAGGAACTATTTACAAATCCTGAAATGGTAGAGACAGTTAATGATGATGAAGTTGCAGTTGGAGAGAATTTGAATTTCTCAGGAATTATTCAAGACGGTATTTCTGTTGCAGACTCTTTGTTGCCAATAAAAAAGAGAAAACCTTTGATTTTACCTAACTCCATACAACCTCCAGCAATAGATAAGTCTCAAATATTATTGCAGATAAGCTTTCTTAAAAAATCAAAGAAATCTTCCAGTTCTTCATCCTCAACAGGAGAAGAGGCTGCTGATCTAAACTCCACTGATGAATTTGCAGTGGCAGCAAGAAGCAGTGAGAGTCAAACTAATAACGATTCAGCTAATTCTGAAGACTTAATTGTATGTTTAAACAATAAACTTGCTGATATAATTCTAGATGCGGATGGTAAAATTAAAAATAAAAATCAAGAATTTTCTTTAGGTTCTGCCAATGCAGATGCTAAGTCTCTTTTGCCTGCGGGAGGGCCTCACCAAACAACTTGGTTGGACCTTAGAGATTTGTACGGATTTGCAATATCAGGGCTTGGAAGAAACTCTGTAGCTAGAATAGTAGAAGTAGGTGTAATTGACTTAACAAAGGCAATAAAAAGAGGTTAGTATGAGTATAGGAAACTTAGTTGCAAATACGCTTAAATCTTTAGCTGTAGAGGTATACAGAGTAGTAGGCTTTGACGATGCTGCTGGAAAAATAAGAGTTCAGAAGTATGTAGCTTCTGGAGACTTTGACGTTTACACAATAAATAAGCCTATAATGGCAGGTGCAAGTGGAGCAGGTATATTTTATACTCCGCCAATAGGATCAAATATAATTTGTGTAAGGGTTCCTGATTTTCCCGAACAGACTGTGTGCATTGGGACTCTGCCTAATGATTTTCAGCTTGCACCAAGTAAATTTAAAAAAACTCCTCCTCTTCACACTCCTTCAGGAAATGTACCTTATCCAAAAACTAATAAAGATGTCTTGGCAGTTCAAGGGTCTAGTGGAGACAAGTTAATTTTTGAAAAAACAGGAGTTAAGCTAGAGAACTCTTTTGGACAAGGTTTACAGTATATTAAAAATAGAGTTGGAACTAATGCATTTGAAAATTACACAAATAAAGTTGAGTTTTCTGATTCTGGATACTCTGTAAAAGGGCAAGTCAAAAGACTTCCAGAAGGTGGTTTGGTTTCAACCTCTGGAAGAATCGATAATTTAAACAGAGTTGATAAGGAACAATTAAGCAAAGGTAACTCTATTGGGATATTTCCTAAATCAAAAACAAGAAGGGTTAAGGTAAATAAAGCTTTAAAGAATCCATCTAGAACAGAAAATAGATCTATTACAAATCAATACAGCAGTCAGTTTACAGGTTTTGATACAGAGGTTCAAGTTTTTAATAAGAATAAGCCTTCAAACCCAGGTAAAAATACAGGAAGAATAAATCAAGCAAATAATTTTAATAACATTTTAAACCTAGCTCCACATCAACTAACAGAAAGCATTTCTGGAAATGTAATATCTCCACTTGGTGAGATATTGGATGCAAACTTTGAAGGTTTAAAGATAGGAGATCAAGGGTTTGTTCCTAAGAATGATCCCGTTAGAGCTTTTTTAGATGCATCTGAAATTGAAAAAAGAGCATTGGGTGTCTTTTTTCAGCTTGATACAAATTCAAATTCAGATGACTTCTCTGATAACAGAGAGAACTTTGTTACATCAATAAACAAAGAAGGGTTCTTTACGATAAACATTCCTAAAACTTCTGATACAGGTTTGGTTTTTAAAAATAAAAAAGTTACTTTTTGGGATGGTGCAAACGGATCTATATATGAGGATGACATAGGCTTTTCTAAATTTGAAGATGTTCCAATTACATATCGTGATGACAAACTAACATTACCTAAAAAACCTGTGAGTATATCGTCTGTTGTTAACGAGGGTCAAAGGGAAACTGGAGTTTTATATTCTGGACTAAACAGATTCAGATCAAACAGCAAAAGTGACGATGCTCTTTCAGAAAGATTATTTCATACAAAGCACCATAACATGCCTGCGGCTGGAGAGATGTTACTTGGGAACCTTGTTGCAAAAATACAGATACCTACATTCTTTTCTAATTTTAAAACTGGACAGTCTGAAAGCTCTCCAATGTTTAAGCCATTTGAAGTTTTTAATAATTCTATAAGTAATAATACTGATGATAAGTTTGAAAATGATTTCATGTCTACTGTAAAAATAAGACCTTCTGTTCCCGCTATAGACCCTGGAAGTAGAAATGATGGATCATCAATATATTGCGGACTGTCAGAAAGCAACATTTCAAATGGTCCTTATTCTAATAATTTTGCTTTTGAGGTAGAAGAAAGTAATCCAAAAAACTCAGAGCCCTCTTTTGAACAAGACACTCTTAGAACTGGTGGCAAGTCAGCATCTATAAACTTACAAGGTAGTTTTGACTTGTCAGTAGGAAAAGACAACAGAGATGAAAAAAGTATATTGTTAGATACTGCAGGCTCTATGATTGCTTGGTTTGGAAAAGATTCAAACGGAAGAAGTCTTGTGGTACAAACAGATGGAGATGTCGCATTTAATGTTGGAGGAGGAAGTGGGGAGACTTTTAATTCAGGTAGATTTGATTTGAGAGTTAACGTGACAGATAAGGGCACGTTGTCTGACCCTACAAATGAAGAAATCAGTGAACCTGGAAACAACTCTGATTATTTAATATCAATAGGTGCTCACGGAATTGTTATAGCAGGAATGTCAGATCAGCCTATGTTAATAAGAAACAAAAAAGATATATGTATTGAAAGTTCAGAAGGAGAACTTAAATTAGTTGGGTTTGCGGGTATAAAATATAAAGAGTCTCTTGATACTATAAAAGATCTTAGTATGAGTACTACCGAGAAAAACTCTAAGGATAGTGAGAGCGATATTCTCAATCAAGGATAATATAAATGTCATTTTTAAAATCATTATTAAGTAGAATAAAACCTCCTGAACAGAACTTTTCTGTATCTATTGATTGTGGACCAGTTCCCAAGGTTCTTGATAAAAATGATCAATTCAAAGTTTTATTTCCACCTAAAGCCTCAGAAGACAACGTTGTAACTTTGTCAGGTGGCTGCATAGCGAAGCTAAATGTAGGTGATTATGTTGAAGATTTGCTAGGTGAGTCTTTTACTTTCTATAATAAAGTTGCTCAGAAACAAGCTTCCGAGGTAAACAAAGCGTTTGATACAATCATTAATCCTTATAGCTCTGACGAAAAAATCAGCTTTAATAATTATAATAAAAGTGTAAGAATAAAAATTAATGATGCTATTATAAATAGAGTTACAGATACAGATATTCGATCTTTTCCTAACTTTTACTTGTCAACAACAAAAGTTCAAAATGGTATATTAAGTATCTCCGAAAATACAATAGTTGAAAGCTTTTCAGATTTTGAAGAAAAAGTTTTAAATACAGAAAAAAGGCTTGAGAATACCCACAGTATTTTTAAATTTAAGTTTATTTCAAAAGAAGCAATGAAGGAAATGCTTGAAAAGATAACATCTGAATCTGCAAGCGTTCTTGGGTATCAGGTAAGAAGTTGGGATGGCTCATTAGTATCTGAGTATCACTCAAAGCTTGTTGATATTATAGACAAAGAAAGTAAAAAGCAAGATATTACTTCTGAAGATGAAGAAACCATAATTTCAATATTGGGTTACTTGTTTCCAATTCACAATGTCAGCTTTGAAAATATAGACTCTGTTACAGACTTCCAAACTTTATATGGTTATTGTACATATATAGGGAAGAGTTTTTATTATAGATTTCCTAATTTGAGCGGAAACTATATTGATGGACTTACAAATATTTGGTCGTTGGGAGATGACCCAGAGGACACTACAGTAAAATTTGATGCCAAGTATTTGTCTATGGAGATAATAGTATCTCCTACTGACTTTTTGTTTGTCCCTTTAAAATACACTCCCCCTGCCTCTCCTAGTCTTTCAGATTATGATCAAATATTATTAAATGACGAAGACAATAATTATAATTTAACTTTTGATAAGTTTGGCTTTGTTGGTAAAACAAACCCAGCTTTTGGAGAGGTTGTAACTAATGAGATACAAAATTATAAATTTGTCTTTGTTCCAGTGACAGATGAAAAATACGGAAGAGTTGTCGTTGGAGGTTACTCTAATTTAAAAAACAAAAAAGAAATCTTAACCTTCCCTAATCAAGCATATGGATCAGAAAAGTTCATAAACCTAAAAGATATTGCTGACTCTAATGACGCATTAACTATATCTAGGTCTTACTATAATTATTTAAAAGAATATTTGGTTTTGGAATCTGAATTGTCTTTTTTATTAGAGTTCAACACTCTCGATAAAATCCAAGAAGCTTTTGGTGTGATACCAGAAGCGTTATCTTCTAAAACATTATTTGGTTCTGACATGATTGACATGCAGTCTAGATATGATTTAATTTTAGATGCGACATCATCTGGAAGCACAAGAAAGATAGAAAGAAATATGAGGAGACTGGCTAAACCATCAACATATACTGACAATACTTTGTTGTTAGGTTATGCTCCTAATTATATAAGTTTAGACGATCTAAGTAACTCTATTTATATAAATGAAAGTCTTAAAGCAGCTGATAATAGTGAAGACTCAAACAAAATAGACGTTATTTTAGATAAGTCTGTTTTTGATGGTAAGTATCAATTTGCTACAGAAGATGAAACCTCTGCTGGTATAAATGAGCAAAAGTTTAATTTATTTATAGTTGATAAGTATGGACAATATACAAAGGTTTATGCTAACAACTCAGATAACCTGACTTTTTCACGGCCTAAGCCCTTGGTAGCAAGGACCACCTCTAATAACAAAGAGACAAACCTGGCAAAGATCGCAGATTTGTTTAACATTGAAATTTCAGGTAGAAATTTAAAATCTATAACAAAAGTCATCTTGACAATATTGGAGGTCGGATCTGGAGAAGATACTGTATCTCAAAATCTAGAATATATTTTTCCAGGTATACAGGGAACTAGAGATGGGTTTGTTTTTGAAAACTTCATTAGCAAGAAAAAGAATTCTATTTCTTTAAAAATAAAAAAGTTTATAGGTGACGTATTTGATAGTGACGCTGATTATGCACAAGGATTAAGCCTTGATAGCAGAACTAGGTTCTCTTTAAAGCTCTTTCAGGGTGATAATCTTTTAAAGACACATATAACTACAATAGAAACCTTCCCTCCAGAAGAAATTGTAGAGATAGAAGAGTTTCAAAGTAATTCAATAAGACCATCTGTTAAGGGTAAAAGATTTTTAAATATTCCAATTACAAATGATGTT